AACGCTATTTGCTTTCCGTTGTGATCGGTTAAGTAGATGGTAACGCTCATTCTTTTATAAGTTGTACAGTGTGGAATCGTTGGCGTAATGACTTAGCAAGCTTTTGTCCAGTGGCTTTCGCTTTTGCCGGGCTGTTTTCTATGATGGTTGCAATGCGTACAGGTGTGTTGCTGTCGTCCAGTGCGAGTACTTCGTAAGGTCTTTTCATGACGCAAAGATAGCAAACAAGATCATACCCCATCCTACACAGCAGATAACTGGAAAGCTGAAGTTCAAGAAATCGCTGAATCGTTTGTTAAACAGTCGTTCGCTGTCGTTAGCGATCATGTCGCTTGGTGATGGTACTCGGTTGATTACTTTGATTTGTTTCATATGATATAATTTTTATTGGTTATTTGTACGGACAGGTAAGCTGTCTCTTGCTCCCTTAAATCTACGGACAGGTAAGCTGTCAAACTTAAAAGTTAAATGTTAACGAAAGATGAGCGGATTGATGTCGTTTGCTAGTTTACGCTGGGCCTATTCGCTTGTCTAACGCTTGATTAGCACGGTCTACTCAATTGCTAAGAGTTTGAACCTAGAAAGCGAAATCCACAAACAAGAGTAAATACATATAAACTAGATTTAATCGATAACAAATGTACTAAATACATACTTACATACTTATTAAAAGCTCAGTCAATCTGCCTAAATCACATAAAAACAGAGCAGAAAGTAGAATAGGTTAATAAATACTAGCAAAACTAGGCAAAACTTAGTCGCACAATATGTATTATGTCTAATAACTATCGATTATTAAAAGGATAGTGCAACTTTAACAACTACCCCCCTCCCTATAAGAAACTTGCGGGTACACACGGGGAAAAAACTTGCGGGCGTATATAGCGTAAGCCCCTCAGATTTTTCCGGCTAAAACTTTCTAGAAGTGTGGTTGGATGTCTTCTTCATCGTCTTCTTCTGGGTCTTCTGTAAGTTCACCAGTAAAGATAACATCATCAGTTTCAGTAAGTACAGACAGTTTAGCGAAGTCCAAGCATCCTGCTATTGTGTAATCGTTAATATCGTATTCGCTCTTAAACCTATATATAAGCTTGGCTAGTTCGTATTGGAACGTATCTGTTTGATCGTTGATATTCATACTGCTGTAACTATAACATAAGCCGAGACGGTTTCATAGGTAAATCGACAACCACGCTGTCTACCGCTTAGATACTACATCTTTAAATTTAATGCTTTACATGTCCCCTACGGTTGTTACTTTGTATACTAATGAGATTTAGATAAGACGCCTAGACGTTCCGTTTAAAGATATACTATTGATAGGTATAAAGATAAGCAGTAAACAACAACAACAGCTTTTACATCCATAGGTTAGCTATAGCTTTGTTGTTTCGTTTATGAAAACTATCAGTGAAGTCTTGTAGTTCTTTATGAAGTAACTCTTGTTTTCTATCAACTATCGATTGGTCGGCGTTAGCAGCCATCTGCTGAGTCCAATAACCAACAGCGATTGATAGTGCGTCAAGACGGTCATCATGTACTAATGCTCCTCTATCTCTTGTTATTCTAGATAGCTGATACATTAACATATATCTAGTTTGTTGTTCTATAGGATAGCTAAGAGCTGATCTGTAATCGTTTGTTATAACAGAAGGATCAACAACAAGTCTATGAGAGTTAAGAACTGGTTCTAAAGTATCAACTATACGAAGTTCCTTTTGTTTGTTATGTCTAACTTCTTCTATAGTTACAGGGTATGTTGTTTTAAAAATAGGTTTAATCAGCTCCATAAACATACCGTCACCAAAGTTAGACTCTATAACAACGATATTAACTTTGTTATCCTTTGCTATAGCTACTAGTTGTTTAAGCGTCTTCTCATCGTAACCTCCTTTTATACCGCCAGCATCAGGTACATATAACTGTCCGTTAAGCATTTTCACTACAGCATATCCTGTTTCGTCTTTACCACGTCCTGATGGGTCAATAGAAAGTACAGAACCTGTGTAAGGTATCATATCACCTACAGTGGAAGAGGGACGTCTATAACGATCTCCAGCTAATCCTACATTAGGTAGTTCTCTATCTGTGTTATCAGGGTCACTAGACCACACGATCTTTTCTGGAGCTAGGTCTACATCTACATCTGTTATAACAAGGTCGTTAATCTTTAGCGGGTATCTATCAGCATCAGATAGCTTAGGATTAAGCATGAACTGTAGAGCGTACCCAGTACGACCGTACGACATCTTACGTTCTTCTAAGTCTAAGTCAGTGAACCGTAGGGGTTCTGTAGAAGTACCTACTGTATCAGGAGCTATGTTATCTGCTATAAGAGGTGATAGATCGTTTCCGTAGTTGTTAGTAGCTTCTATATCATCCGGATACTCTGAAGGCCATATACGACTGTTGTAGCCTCTCTCTCGCAGTTTGTTATATATACTGTCCTCGCATTGAGGAGTACCAAGAAAGATGATACGAGAGGTGTCTAGTGGTTTAATGATAGCGTCGAACTCCTTTACTTGTTCGTCTAGCTTATCTCTCATACCTTGAGTAGCACTGTTGTTAGCTACCTCTACGTCGTCAGCTACTATGATGTCTGCACGGCTACCTGTGAGCTGTGATGATATACCAAGGGACTTAACAGAGGGTGCGTGAGAGGCTGGAGCTGGTCCTACATCAAAAGCTATCTTACTAAATCGTTGGTTCTCTGATGGTTTTAATCCTTGTAGTATAGGAATCTCTTGAATAATACGAAGTGTAAATGTAGAGAAGTCATCTGATCTATTCTTACTAGCTGATACAACAAGTATGTTTTTAGATGGATTAAGCAGTAGCTGATGCACTACAAAGGCAGATGTTATCCAACTCTTACCTACGCCCCGAAACGCCATGATAACAGACCGCTTAGGTCCGTGTTGCAGGTACTCCGCTATATCGTATTGAAGCGGTGTGGGGTCAGGGAGGTTTAGATGCTTCCAAACTAAGAATACAAAGTTTCTAAAGTCCTTGAGCTTGGGTGGTATCTCGATGTTGTTCTTCTTCTTCAAATGGTAACGCTTTTAATTGATGGTCTAATGCTTCCAAAGGCGTACCTACACCGCTGTCCATAGTAACATTGTTATCTTTGAGAAACTGACGAGCACCGTTTAGTAAAGCAGCGTTGTACTCCCCTTGTTCGTCCATGAGGTCTATACTGTTCCTGTATGCGTCTGCTATCTTGTCGTGCAGTTTACTTCCCTCTTTATGGCTAAGCATGGTGTTATATTAAGTAATCTTGTTATCTTTGTAAATAAAAAGAGACGGCTCCGAAGAACCGCCCCTTAATATTTTGATATGAGTAAACTTATCTTTTATCTATCTCTCGGTATTTCTTCACTGTGGTCACCTAGTCCGTTCATATTATTGAGGATTCTAGTTACCCATGTATGTAAAAGAGTGGATGTGCTGACACCGAGTTTATTAGCGATGCCAGCAACATCCTTCTTTTGTGACCGCTTGAGACGAAAAGATACAGATGACATATCACCTTTTTTCTCTTTCGTACTCATTAGGTATTATTAATTTAATTAGGCCATTGCAGCTGTAAAGTCAGCCAATGAACCAAGATTGTTACCGTCACCAAGAACAACGTCGTTAGCTTTAACGTCGATCAAGGAAGCACTTCCGTCGTCCCCACTGATGTCAGTAGAAGCGGAAGTAGCGGATGTTTTATAGAACGCAAACTTATCGATGCCTTCGTCGTATACAGCAGCGATGTTTCCACCGTCACCAGTACCACGCTCAATGATAAGACCAGCGTCGTTTGAGTTGTTAGTTGAACCAGCAGCTCCGTCATTGATCAAAAGAATAGAGTCTTTGATCTCGGAGTTAGTGGTTTGAACGGAAGTAGTCGTGCCGTTAACAGTTAAGTTACCGCTAAGTACAAGGTTGGTTCCACTTACATCTCCGGTAAAGGAAGCTCCGCTAAGATTAGCTTTGGCAGCGTCTAAAGCCGATTCAGCAGCACGAGCAGTTGAAGCTTCGGAGTCAATGTTCGACTGAAGGGTCGTGTCAGCAGATGCTCTAGCAGTAGCTTCACCACTAACAGCAGCGACACGTGCAGTTTCTTCAGCGTCGATATTTCCTTGTAAGGTTGTATCAGCAGCAGTTCTAGCAGTTTCCTCGTCATCAATGTTAGTTTGAAGAGTAGAGTCAGCAGCTTGACGAGCAGTCTCTTCAGAATCAATGTTACTTTGGAGGGTGCTGTCAGCGGAGGCTCTTGTGGAAGCTTCACTTGTGATGTTGCTTTGAAGGGTAGCATCGGCGGAAGCACGAGCTGTTTCTTCAGCATCAATCTCAGCTTGTAAAGCGGAATCAGCAGATGCACGTGAACTAGCTTCAGAAGCGATAGCGTCGGCATTAGTTTTGATTTGTCCGTCAAGAGCTTCGTCAGCACCAACCAACGAACTTACCGAAGTAATGTAGTTAGTGGAGGAGTTAGCGGAGTACGAACCACCAGCACCAAGACCAGCACCACTTTGAGTAGCGTCCAGTTCAGACTGAATAGCGGAGTCAGCTGAAGCTCTGCTGCTTGCTTCCGTGTCAATATTACCTTGTAAGGTAGAGTCAGCGGATGCACGGCTTGAAGCCTCGCTGTCGATGTTAGATTGCAAAGTAGTATCAGCACTTGCACGACTGGAGGCTTCAGAATTGATGTTCGTCTGAAGTGTAGCCTCAGCAGCCAACGCCCGTGTTTCTTCTGCTGCAATAGCACTTTTGGTCGATTGACCGATTTGATAGAATATGGATGATGTATCTGGCATATTATTAGTATTTAGTTAGTTAGTGATTATAATAAATCAAGATGTTAAGCAGTACCGTCTGAAACAAGCTCTATCCACTCAGAACCTGACCATATGATAACTTTATTAGTATCCGTCTCGTAGTACACTTTACCAGCGGTTGGTGAAGATGGACGGGTTGAAGCTGTGATTGTGTCTAGTTTAGCCATTATTTATTCCCCTTCAACTACTTGTGTCCACGATTCATCAGCTAGTACAGTAAGCATAGCTGAGTGGCTGATTGTATCTTTTCCGTATAAACAGCGTGGTTTTGGTCCTTCGTATTTAACAAAGGTCTTATCTCCTGCTACATTATATCTTAGTGTATTAACAGACGCTTCAAGCACTTCATCAAAGTTAACAGTGCTTACTTCGTCCTTGTTTAGAATTACATATTGTCTAGTGCTCATAATTATTAAGAAGGTACATCAGTTGAAAAAGAAGCTCCGTTAGTAAGAGTTCCGTTGTTCCCGCCACTCCCTTGATCTGTTATTGTCGTGCCTGATCCTGAGTTGTCGTCTCCCATTCTCCACCATAAGTTCGGACTATAAGAAGAAAGACTAGAAGGTACACCGCTTCCGTAGATAGAACTAACATCCGAACTACTTAAAGTAGAACTAAAGAATGCAAATTCATCTACAAGACCCGCAAAAGAAGAACCCAAACTTCCAGCCCTCAAAGCTGTTTGGAAATACCAATCGTCATTGTCTGTGTAAGTGCTTGCTGCGGATTGTCCGTTAACATATAACTTTAATGTAGTTCCGTCTCCAGTGATAGCGATGTTGTACCAAGAACCATTTGTGAGTGATACAGGTGAAACCATGCGTTGATAAGTTCTGCCTGATCCTCCGCCTTGACCTGATGGCCACATTCTTATTGAAACTGCGGACGAGTCGAAATACAAAGCATATAAATTTGTACCGTAACCCCAAAGATAGTGATAAGAGCCTGACGTAGGTTTAACCCACGCCGAGAAACTTTTGTTCCCAGATATAGAATAACTAGAAGAACTTATACTTACATAGTCATTAGTACCGTCAAAGCTTGCACTATATCCGTTAGGGAACCCAACAGTAGCTTCATTAGCAAATGTCCTCCAAGAACCGTTATCGTAGACAACCACAGAACCTTCGTCTGTACTTCCTTCTGCTTTTAAATATAACTCACCATTTACAGCAAGTCCGTTTGTTACTAGCTGAGATTGTTGAGCATCTGTAATTATTGTTATATCACTCATATCTTATTAACTGTTGTTAAATATTTGCCAATCACTGCCGTCAAAAACGTAAAGCTTCGTAGAGTCGCTTCCGTACATAATTGTACCTACGTCGTCGTTAGAGCGAGCCGTTATGTTAGCTGCTGTGTCTACTGAAGGAGAAACGGTATCTTGAGGAAACCCAAGTACAGACTTTAAAAAGTCCGAAACTGCGTCCGATTTATCTACCTTTTCATCCAGCTTAGACTTAACAGTTGTTCCTATTTGTTGAAGTATGTTAGCCATCGTTTATAATTATTATGTTAGTGGTTATTGATTGTCAAAATTATTGAGCGTGTTGCCAACCAGAATCTGTAAATACATATAATTTATTAGTGTCTGTAGCAAAAGCTATAGTTCCTAACTCATCATTTGTCCTTGATTGTATATTATTTTCGGTGTCTAAAATTGCCTTACTTGTACTCGTAAGAGATATTAGTAAATTTCTAACACTTTGTCCCATTTGATACCATACGCTCATATCTTTTTTTGCTTAATTGGTTAAATCCAAACCTTGTTATTAGATCACGGATCACCTGTCAAGCCTTCAAGAAACTCTTCATGGTCGCCTACCTCTTCTTCACGTGCATCAAGGAAGTAAGGAAGTTCGTTCCAAGCTGTTGTACCGTCTCCTATCTTAATACGGTTACGGTCAGTATCTAACTCAATAGCTACTTCACCTTCTAAAAGCACAGGATTCTCATTCCGCCATTCGGTGTAAGTACCTCGTCTTAGTTGTATTCGTTTTGTAAAACTAGGCATCTGGTTGTCCTCCGTCAAATATATCGGTGTCTTCTAATACAGCACCACCTCCGTCAATAGTAACAAAAAATGGATCACTTTCTAAAGATGTAACCTTGGTTTGTAAATTATCAGCTTTCTCTTTGTTCTCAGAAGCTACAGCAGATGATACAGCAGCAACTGTACGTTGTTGGAACGATAAGGGATTAGGACGTACTACAGGTCTTCTAGTGGGTGATCTACGCATGTCAGCACTTCCATCTACGTAACGCCAAAGCCTTGCGAGTAGGACGACCTTTACTGTCTTTCATCGGTCCCTTATTACCTTCCATCCTTGCACAGAAAGAACGCTTTCTAGCACCGCCTTCTGGTTGAGGTCTTTTAAGATTAGAGCCAGTAAGTTTGTTAATACGCTTTCTTCCTGATTCGCTCAGGCCCCCTTTAGGTGACTTATCAGAGGCTCTCAAAGATACTGTCCGGCGTCTAGCCATTACTTCTTCTTCTTAGGAAACCCACGCTTCATGTTAGCGTAAGCCTTTGGTGTAATCGTTGACTTCTTCTTACTACGGCTAATACCGAGGTTCTTTCTTCTGTTAATGTTTGCGTATAATCCTTTTGACATTTTTATTTCCTCACTAATATTTCCATCATACGGTCGAGCTTGTTATGCATTTCCTGTATTGCCGTCTCAACCTTTCCAATTCTATTCTCTACAGCTATATCTCTTTCCTTCTGTGCAGCTAACTCCACCTCTATCTTAGTCATTCTTTTCTC